TAGTTCTCTTTGTTTTTCTGCTTTACCGTATTGTATAATCATATCACAAATTCTAGGTGGAATAGCGTTTTGAAAATAATAATAATAATTGGTTATATTCATTGGTTATATTTAAAGTTAAAAGAAATAGAAATTCTTTCTTTGGTATTATTTTGACTGGGTTCAACATAATGACTTAACCAGCTTGGAAATAAATAAAATCGTAAAGGCGTACTTACAACCGTCCAACGTGAAGAAGTATAAGCTGTAAAATCTTTTACCGATTCTGTTCCCCAATCATAATCTAACATTTTTCCTACCGGATTTAAAAAAGTTAGGTTACCGGACTCTTCAGGAACCTGTAAATAAAAAACTCCAGATAATTGTGAATTAGGATGAACATGCACAACATTATAATCATTTTTTTTATTAATATTAGCCCAAATGTTTCCTAATTTTATGGGAGTTTTTAAAGAAAGATGTTTAGCAAACATATGAGCATTTGCATTTAAAACATTAATTAATTCAAGATTAAAATCATGAGATAAAAAAGATTGCCATCCTCCTTCATTACTTTTAACGGTTCCTTTAGGATTTTTCTTTTGTAATTGTTTAATTTTTTTAATCATAGGTTGTGGATCCAAATATAATTTGTCAGTAAACATAGGAGTTTTAAATAAATCAACAACCGGCATTTAAATATAATCATAAGTTACGGTATGAATAATACTTAATTGCTTCGGACTATTATTTATAACCATGTATTTTTGTGTGCTTGGAAACATTAACCAAAAGTTATTTTTTAGTTCATAATTCCAAGTTCTATTTTTTCTACGATTATCATCAAATTCTATTATAACCTTATTTGATTTTTCTATATCTACTCCATATAGAAAAGTATAATCAGGTGAATTACGTAGATCTACTGGATCAATGTTGTTTCTTAGAATAGAACTTTCTTTAGGCTCATAAACATTTATCCATTCATCTTTTTGAATAAGATTTTTTCTAAAATCAGCACTAAAATGATCTCGTACATAATCTTTTATACGTACATTTTCGCCAGAATGATTTGCGATATAATCCTTATAATCATAATGGTGATAATCTTTTTTTTGGAATCTAGAGTCTTTTAAATATGCTTCAATAAAAAAATTTTTAAGAGATTGACGATCAATCTCAAATTTTGGTGGCATTTTAATTTCGCCCCAATAAAAATCTATTTCCGATAATACTTTCTTTTGCATACCTATAAGGTATGTAATTTAATTTAATAGAAATGTCAATGTTATTAAAAAGAATTGATCTAGATCAATTATCTAGCGTTTTTATCCCAAGCTTGGGTATCTTCATTCCAATCATAACGATGAGAATATTCTTCATCGCCACTTAACGCAGGAGCATCACCAATTGGTGATTGCCATCTAGCTTCATCGGTATTCATAACCCAACTAGCATATGGTTTTTTAGGAGTAAAAATATCATAATCTTCATCATAATACATTCCAATACCCGCATAATTTCCCCTTAATGCTTTTGAATCATCTCCAGAACTATGCTTATTTTTTCTTGTATTATAAGATGTTTTTTTCCAAAGAGGCCAACCATGAATTCTTTCTAAGAATTGTCTGCCTACTTCTTCGTCTTCAATACCATCAGCATTTAAGCAGTCACTATCATTCACAACGTGAACTCCAATAACTTTATTATTTGCTCCTAATTTTGCGTAATGTGCCATAATGTTTCTCCTTATATTATATTTTTAATTATCATTCAACTATTAAGTTGTGTAAGTCCCGTCTCCTGTAAACGTTAAAATTGTGTTACTACCTGATGTTGACTGTGCTACAGTTCCTGATGTTGTTCCTGAAAAATCAGCAGTAGGCACACTTAAAATAACAACTCCTGAACCACCTGCGCCACCTGGTTGACAACCAGCAGGTCCACTACGTCCTCCACCTCCACCGCCAGTGTTTGCAGTTCCCGCATTAGCAGTTGTGCCTCTTACTCCATCAGCACCTCCGCCTGCACCTCCTGTTCCTTGAGTTCCATTTGTATAAGCTGAACCACCTCCACCGCCTGCTCTTGTTACAGGTGAACCAGTAATTGAAGAAGCTGTCCCAGCCCCACCATTACCAGCGTTAGAACCTGAACCATCAGCTCCTACAGCACCGGCTCCACCGCCACCGCCTGTTGGATAACCCTGTGGAGCTCCACCTCCATAATTACTATCACCACCATCATTACCTTGTGATGGACTTACCGGTGGACTATTACCTGTACCTCCTGAACCTTCAGGTTGTCCTCCCATTCCAGCACCACCTCCGCCAGAACCTCCGTTTAAACCATTGATTGTTGATGCTGAACCATTAGAACCCCCACCTCCACCACCGGCTGAAGTTATATCTGTTATTCCTGGACCGGCTGCTGAAGAAGCGACACCAGAACCTCCTCTATAAAGAGGAGCACCACCAGCTGACCCACCACCTCCAACTGTTGCTGTAATCACAGTTCCTACAGTAACTGATTGAGTTGAAGTTCTATAACCTCCAGCTCCGCCACCGCCTCCGTGATCTTGACCACCGCCTGCTCCACCACCAGCTACAACTAAAATATCCATTGAATATGGTTGTGGAACTTCTGATTGTAAACCTGAATCTGTTACTAACCAACCTTTTGTTCCATCTACATAAACTAAAGTAGTTGCAATTCCTTCCTGTGATAAAAGACCACAAGCTGCTTTTCCAGCGATGTTTGATCCACCTCTACCTAAAGTAAGATTATTATTATCAAAAGTGTTTGCGTAATCTTTAATAGCCACAATGTCACCTGCACTAGGGCTTGAGGGTAGTGTTACTGTAACGGCTCCACCAGTTGTATTAATAAAATATCCTTTGCCAGATACGGCTGTAAGGGGGCTTGTCTTAGCTGTTGTACACCAGTCAACTGTACCGGTTCTACCAAAACCTGTTTGTGCAGCACCAGTGCCTAATGCAATTGTGTCTCCACTTTCTCCTAAAGTGACTGTAGTC